GAGGGCTGGCACTTTAACTCTGAGAAGGACGTTACATTATCACCAGTTGCTGGAACTATTACTGTTCCAACAAACGCAGTCCAAGTAGATGCTGATGACAAGAGAGTAGACGTAGTTCAAAGAGGCTCAGTCCTATTTGATCGCGCAAACAACACATCAACATTTACAGAAAGCATCAAGGTAAACTTAATAAGGTTACTTGATTGGGACGATCTACCAGAAGAGGCTCGTAGATATATTACGCTACGAGCTTCTAGAATTTTTCAAGGACGTGTAGTAGGATCAAGAGAGCTTGAAGCATTGATAGCTCGCGATGAATACCAAGCACGTTCTCGTCTTGAGGAGTCTGACTATGGAAGCTCTGATAGAACTATATTTGACAACTTCGATGCAGCCACAAGAATTGGCGTAAACCGTAACTACGATATTTAATAATGCCTTTAATTAACACTCCTGTAGCTAATCTTATCCAAGGTGTATCTCAGCAATCAGACGGGACGCGCTTTGCTGGACAGTGTGAAGAACAGGAAAACGCTCTCAGTTCTGTTGCTAACGGATTGATGAAACGTCCTAATACTAGGCACGTTGCTCGGCTACTTACAAGTGCTATAGATAGCGATAGCTTCGTTCACTTTATCAATCGAAGTGACGCTGAGAAGTATGTTCTTATTCATGACACAACTCACCTAAGAGCCTACAACGTTATTACAGGTGCGGAAGCAACTATTAACGGTTCAACAGGAGGCTACGCAGTAAGTTCTACATACCTTCAAACATCTGTTCCAAGACAGCAAATAAAAGCCGCTACTGTAGCTGACTCTACGTTTCTTTTAAATACTGATTACTTCGTTCAAGCTAAAACAGATACTACAGACGCACTGCCAAATGAAGCATTAGTTTTTGTTAGTCAGGGAGCATACGAAAAAGCATATACTATTACGCTATCAGGAAGTACTGCTGCTTCTACCATAACAACTCCAGCCGTATTAAGTGTAACTGTAGGAAGTAGAGACATCGTAACCTTTGAATATCAAATGTTAGACACTATTATTAGGCGTGTAACAAAGGAGTATTTTGTATCGTCTGTAAGCGTAGACAACGCAGGAGCAGGTTATGGAACTGGAACAGCTACGATACAGTTTACGTCAAACAAAACCGTTTACGCTGACGCTGTGGCTCAAGTAACGATGAGTTCTAATAACAATGGAAGCATTGGAAGCGTTAGTATTGTGAATGGGGGGCGATATAAGGGTATAGGAGGTCAACAACCTGTACAAATTACTACAAACCTGATGTTAACTATTACAGACCCTACTCCCCCTACCATTACTGCGGGTATAAGTACAGGTTCAGGCACAACTGTTTCAGATTCCGTTACGCATGGCTCTGGTAACAGTCAAACTGGTTCAAACGCAAATACAGATAACATTGCGAATGATTTAACAAGCAAAATCAATAATAACGTTTTGCTATCAGGTATGTTTACAGCGACTCAAGCTGGTAGTGTTATTAAGATTGTAGGTAATTCTAATCTTACGTCGATGGCGGTTATTACAACAGATTCCTTAGCTGACTCTGGATTACAGGCAGTACATAAAGAAGTAAATTCGATTTCTTCTCTACCTCTTAAATGCTTTAACGGGTTTCGAGTAAAGATAAGAGGAGACGCTGAATTGAACGCAGATGACTTTTACGTTAAATTTGAAACAGCTAATGGCGCAAACTTTGGAGAAGGAAGTTGGGTAGAGACCGTTGGATTTGAAATATCTAAAGGCGTTGAACCTACATCTATGCCTACAGTTATTGTCAATGATACAGTTAATTCATTTGTCTTACAGGATATGAGTATTAGCGAAAGAATTTCTGGGGACGATGATACAAATCCACTTCCTTCTTTCGTAAATCAAAGACTTACAAATATTTTCTTTTTTAAAAATCGATTGGGGTTTCTTAGTGGAGAAAATGTTGTCCTATCCGAAAGCGGACTAGGTGTTTTGGATGTTTCAGGAAATCTTGAATATAACTTTGGAAGAACTACAGTTACTACTTTATTAGACTCAGACCCTATCGACATAGCAGTAGCAAGTACGCTAGTTACTAATCTAAAGTCTGCTAAAGGATACCAAGAAAACCTTATATTGTTTGCTGATAATGGTCAGTTTGTTTTAAAGGGTGGAGATGTTTTGACTCCTAGAACAGTAAGCGTTACTCCAATTACTAACTTCAATTTTGAAGATCAAGTAGACCCATTGCCTTTAGGCTCTTATATTTACTTTCCGTTTACTAGAGGAGAGTTTTCAGGTTTGCGCGAGTTTACTGTAAACAGCACAACTGATACATACGATTCCTATGAAGTCACTGAACACGTTCCTGCTTACATACCTAAGAATATAATTGATATAGCAGGTACTACATCAGAAGACATAATTGTGTTGCTTAGTGGAAATGAATATGCTGATGGGACTAACGCACAAAACTGTCTTTATGTTTACAACTACTTCTGGAACAACAACCAAAAAATTTTAAGCGCTTGGTCTAAGTTCTCCTTCACGGGTGAGATACGAGGCATGGAGTTCATTGAGTCTACTCTCTATGCAATTATTGTAAACAACGGAGAAACTAACCTTGTTCAGCTACCTCTAGAATCTGGGTTATTTGACGAAGCTGGTTTTGTTACTCACCTTGATATGAGAGTATCAGCTACAATTACAAACGGCAATAATGGAGTTGCTCTACCTTACACACCAGAAAACAACTCTGTAGAGGTTTACACAAAAAACGGTATTAAACTAAGCTGCACTAATTTTGGAGCTGCTGTTACTCTTACAGAAGCGGTAACAGAAGATACAGACGTATTCGTGGGCATCCCTTATACCATGAAGTACACCTTCTCTGAGCAAATCTTCAAAGCCAAGTCGGGACAAGGAAACAGCCCTTCTAATGTTGGTAAGCTGTTAATACGTAATGGTTCAATATACTTTGACAAAACATCTTTCTTCAAAGTCAAAGTAACGCCTAAGTTGCGCGATACTTATGAGAATATATTTACGCCTGATTCTGTAGGCTCTACTACAACTCCTATTTTAGATAGCGGATTCTATCGTTTTCCTGTACTTACAAAAGCGGAGGATACAACTATTACTATTGAAAATGACAGCGCACTTCCAAGTAATTTACAAAGTGCCGAGTTTGAATCATTCCTGCACTCTAGATCATCTAGGTATGCGTAAGAAAATATATCAGCAGGGTAAGATTTATATGTGTGAGTCCATCGAGGACGACATCGAACACATCTATCCTTTCATGCGACAGGTAGATAAAATTGAGTGTGGGTGTATGGGCTTTACTCCAAAGGAAGCTTTAGAAGTAGCACTAGGTGCCGACACAGTAACTTACACGGTTTTCGATCCATATGATGTTCCGTTCTGTATGTTTGGAACTGGTCTCCTCAACTATGATGGAGATGGGTATATATGGATGCTGTCAACTGATTCAATAGTTGATTGCAAATACGATTTTATAAGAGGCTCTAGGTTTGTTATTAACACGCTTATCGAGTCATACAATAAAGCAAAGAACTTTGTTCATAAAGATAACAAGGCAGCCATCGCTTGGCTAAAGTGGTGTGGTGCGAAAATGGGGCAAGAATATAAATTTTCTGACCACCCCTTCTATGAATTTACAATAACCAAAAAGGAAAAATAATAATATGTGTCCAGTAACAATAGGATTAGGCTTAGGGGCTAGCCAAGCAGCAGCCGCTGGGGTAGGTGCCGCTGCTATATCTAGCGCAATGGGAGTAGCTACAACAGCCCTCAGTATCCGAGGACAGCAGCAAGCAGCTAAAGCGCAAGCCAGAGCGCAAGAAATGCAAACCAAAGCAGAGCAACAGCGTCTGCTTCAACAACAGGCTGCCGAACGTATTAATCAACGATTCCAAGAGGAGCAAGCTGCTGATCAATTACAGAAGTCCGCTACTAAAGCAAGAGAAGCAAGAGCAACTGCGCGTGTATCTGCTGGCGAGTCTGGAGTAGCTGGGCGCAGCGTCGATGCATTAATGAATGACCTGACACGTAAGCAAGCTGTCTATAGATTTGGACTTACAAGACAACTAGAACAATCAAACATTGCTACAGAATTACGTCTGCAAGATCAAGGTATGGCTTCTCAGCAACGTTTGCTCGCTATCAACAAACCGATTGAACAACCTAATTACCTTGAAGGAATACTCAAAGGAGCAACCACAGGTCTTAATGCTTACGGAAGTCTTAACACTACATCATAATGTCAAGAAAACAAACTCTTAAATCCTTACTGGGGGCAAACGACGAACGTGTTGAGGTAGACCTTAACCTAGACGAACAAACCTTTCGCGCTCCTACAGTAAAAGCTGGCGACTATCAGGTAGCTGCCCCTGTGTATTCTAAAACAAATTCGTTATTACAACTTTCAAACGCGCTAGAGCGTTACTCTGGTCCAATACTTAAAGGATATGCAAACATCAGAGAACAGCAATCTCTGGCTATGGCAGATGCAACAGAGCTGCTAACAAATGAGCAGCTTGAATTACTTAACACTGGAGACTCCTCTGGTCTTGTTGAGTCAATCAACAACGATAAAAGACAAATAGACGAGGCTCAACGTAAGAAGCTAATAAGCTTTGCTGAGAATCCTAACAATTACGAGCGTGCTTACAGGCGCGTAGGAAGCCGTGTGGCTGGTGTCTTCACCGAGGACTTCTTGACTAACATGGACAAGTACGCTGAGGATGAAAGCTTCAACTTTCAGAACAAAGCGGATGAGCTAGCGAAACAGTATGGATTAAATGGTCTAGGAGAACAAGAGTTCTACAAACAGATTAACAGCATCAGCGAAGCAACCAAGGCTAGGTTTGGCGAGCTTAAGAACGCTCACCTGATTCGCACAGATAAGGCAGAGGCTATAGCAGATCAATCCATGCAGATGATCAACGGCACTTTTAATACAGACGTTATAGCTGAAGGTGGATTCTATGATGCTATGGCAGGTAAGACACTCGCACAACAAGAAGCTATCGTGCAAGGAATGGTTACTAAGCTAGCTACAGACCATCCTAAGAAAGCTTTAGAGTTAATAGAAAGTTACGAGACTGGTGTTATAGCTTTAGGTAACGGAGTAGTTCGTGACGAGTTTTTAATAAGTTTACAAGACACTTTTGCTAATGCAGAAGAACGACAAAGAGTTTTAGCTGGAGTTACAGAGAGAAAACGCGATGAATCTATTACTGAGTTCAAATCAATCTACTCTAACGCTATTATTTTAGGACAAGACATCCCAGAATCTACAGACATATTTATTAATGATGGTCTTACAATCACAGTTGATACGTCAGAGGTAAGAACTGCTGCTGATGTTGCCAGAGCTGTAGCAGACGCTGTTGCTGATATTCCAGAGAGTGACAAAACTATATCTGAAGGAACTAAAGCAGAGATAGTCAAAGAGTTTACCAACGAGGTTGTAAAGGAACAGCAGAGAATTATCACACTAAGATCGAACGCAGGAGTAAATGCAGCTGCTGCAACACTCTTAGAACAGTATTCTCTCAAAGATTCCAACGGAGATTTTGTTCATCCAGATGCAAGCACACCACTAGAAAGGGCTAATAAAGTAGCTGAAGATATGGAAGAGCTTAACCCTATCATTGATGCTATTGATGCTGATCCTAATATTCCCCCTTCCGAAAAACCCACACAAGCAAGGATGGCTGTTATGAAGTTTCTTGCTGAAAAGAGTGAGCGCAATGAAAAATTTGCAGAAGAGAAAGAAGAGTCTCTTAAAGCTCTACGGTTTGAGGAACTAACAGGAGGTGACCAAGAAGAAGCATACCAAGGTATTATTGATAAGTTTTATGCGTCAGCTTCCGAAGATGCTGATCCAATTACTGCGTTGATAGAGGGGCAAAGTTATCTAGAAAAAGCAAGAGCGTTTGATGCAGAGACTGATCGCTTGCGAGAAGAGATACGTAATAGAGAAATGACTGATGAAGAAGTTGCATCAGGAATGACGAGCGAACAGTTTTTCCAAAAGAAAATAAAAGAAGCTAAAGACTTAAACGCAGACCGCGCAGCTCTTCTACAAGCTGATCTAGCTGTAGATGACAAGCTCGATGGGCGTACAAAAGAGTCTCAACAACCTGAAGCAGCTACAGAAACGCAAGATAAACTGGCTAAGGAAACAACAACATCTAATGTTATTGTTCATGACAGAGTAAGTGGATTTGCAACTACAAACATTCATGGAAGAAGAAGTAGAAAACCAGACGTAGTTGCAAATAGAGCAGCTAGAACTAGGAACTTAATACAAGACATAACTACTCCTAGAGGAGAGGGTAATATATTTAATCAAGGTATTCAGGACTCTTATAACGCAAATATGATGGTTGCTAGAATCGACGATCCGAACGTTACGAATATGCACGAAGCGCACCTTTACAACGCAAAAGCTTATCAAGCTGGAGAAGAAATGAAAGTAACTCCATTTGATGCATTGCGCGATCATGATGAAGTCGGAACTAAGATGGTCGCTAATTTTATGCACGCAGAGCCTATAATTAGAGCAGCCCGTGATGGTGAAGCTGGGATTACTATTAATGAATTACAAAGCCAAGACCTTAAAGGTGTTAAATTTAATCCATTAACTTTAAACCAATCTGCTACTCCAATCTTGCCTTTTAGTTTGCTTAATAAAGCATTTACAGACAGCAATAACTTAACTCCACAAGAAGAACAACGAGTAAGAGATTATGCAGACGCTCTTTATGATATGTCTCAACAAGATGAAGCTGGCAGAGAGGAAATAATAAATGAAATGATTAAAAGACAAGTCAACGCATACTCACGAATAGGATTCAGGTTTTTAAAATAACATTTATAAATTATGGCACTAGGAATAAATACGGAACAGATACTTAATGATCTCAACGATCCAAACAATAAGGAGCTGATACAGAACCAAAAAGACCCCAGTATGGTAAAAGACCTTCTTGCTGCACCGTTTAGAGGTGTTGAAGGAACCGTACAAGGCGTATACAACCTAGTTGACTGGGCAACGTTTGATTACTTACCAGACTACGACAACCGTTTCTTAGGTAGATCAGAGACTATTGCTGGCTCTCTTGCTGAAGGTATCGCACAGTTTCTTGTTCCCTACGGTGCCATAGCAAAAGGTCTTAGTATGGCGGGTAAGGCTACTAAGTTTGCCAAGCCGTTTATGAAGGTAAACAAGAAAGGTAAAGAAGTCTTAAATTGGAAAGGTATTCTAGCAGCTGAAGCTGCCACAGACTTTGTAGCGTTCGACGCACAAGAGGAACGTCTTTCTAATTTAATACAAGCTTTTCCTTCTATGGCTAATCCTGTTAGTGAATACCTAGCAGCAGATGGTGATGACGCAGAACTTGAAGGACGTTTTAAGAACACCTTAGAAGGTCTAGGTATTACTGGGACTATGGCAGGAGCTTTCGGTCTAGCTCTAAAAGCACACAAAAAATACAAAGGCGGCAATGCGAAGGAAGCCAAGAAAATTGGCGAAAGCATGAACTTTAATCTAATTCGTACTGTGCCAGTTGATGATTACAGTCCTGCCCTCAAAGCATCTAAGAATGTTTTCACTAAGTCTAAGAAGCTAAAAGATGGCGGTGTTATGGCACACCAGCTACGTAAAGAGTTTGATGCCTACGGAGAAAAAGGCACAGGCGAAGAGCTACGCTGGATGGGTTTTGATGATTGGTTAAAAGAAAAGGGAACTAAGCGTGTCACGCAGAAAGAAGTTGATGAGTTCCTAGAGCAAAACCAGTTCAAGTATTCTTTGACTGAACGAAGCGGAATATCGGCAAGCCAACAATTTGAAGATTTAGGCACACAAGAAGGTGGAACTAATTACAGAGAGTTTCTTCTTGAAGCCAACGATTCAGACGTAGACCTGTTTGCTGGAAGTTTTCAGTCAAGAGGCGAGTTTTCTCCAGAAACATATCACCAGCATTTTACAGGAACCACTCTCGCACACTTCCGTACCCTAGATAGAACTGGCGATGGGGGAGAACGTGTTTTGTTTGTTGAAGAAGTCCAATCGGACATGATCCAAGGAAAGAGAAAGATTCGTAAAAATCTACCAGACGATGAAAAGGGTATTGTTGATTCATACAATCTTCCCCTTGAAGAAAGTTATATAAATGCATCTATGCGTATGATTATGCAGCTTGCATCTAAAGAAGGTTATGACCGTGTTCAATGGTCAACGCCACAGCAGATTGCAAATCTATATGATACAGTTGTTGATAACGTAAAGCTTAACGCCATCAATGAAGACGGAAGCAAATCAATTCAAATAACTAAAGATGATCAAGTATCTGACCAAGTCGTTAGAGACCGATCTCATATGGAATCTATCTTTGGTAAAGAAGCTGCTGACCTGATAGATTCCAAGCTTAAGAAAGTTGGAGATGCGACTGGCAGACAGAGAGTTAAACAAGACGCTAAAAGTTATAGTCAATATAAAGACAAGATGGTGTCGGCTGTTAATAAAGTAGCAAAGCCTTTTGGTGCTAAAGTAGAAATGAAAACTGCGGATGCTCGTATTGAGGCGGAGGAAGTTAACACAATGAGAATGCTTGCCGACAATTTCAGAGACCCTAATGGAGACAGACTTAACACAATAGATTCCGTTACGTCTTTTCTAGACTTAGACACTCCTGATGGCAAGAAATTTAATAATAGTATTATAAGAGGAAAAAAGGTTTCAGCGGTTAGTGTACTTAAAAGAAATATCGAGTTTGATTTACGAAATTCTTTTGATCAAGATCAATTAGATCAAATAGCGATGGAAGATTTGTCAGCTGCTGAGACTACATCTGATATTAGTAATGCTCTAGTAAATGTATCTAGTACAGATATTCCAGAGATTTACGATATAGTTGCTAACACCATTGAAGGTTTCTTAATTAGACATGATATTGAAACCACATCACGAAGAATGGGCGATGACATCACCTCGTTCGGCATCGACCTAAACGATGGCATGAGGAAATCCGTACAGAATATTCGTATGTGGGGATTAAAGACAGGCGATGAAATGACGGGTTCAACGCAAATACAAGACCCTGTCCTTCGTGAAGCTTTAAATATAAACGCTCTTAAAGACGCAGACCCTGAAAAGATAAGAAGCATGGAAAGACGCGGAGGCGATAGTGGTATGCTATTAGGCAACGCTACAGTCCGATTTAGTTTAGAACGTTTAGCCGAAGCTGGAAGCACTGACCAAATACAAAAAGTAGCTAAAGGTCTTATGACCATAATGAAAGGCAATGAAGAGTTTGATAACACTCTAATTAGTACCATAATAAGAGACTCGGATAACCTTGGTTCGTTTACCTTTGATAACAGAGGACAACAATACATCGACCTTAACACAGCGACAGGAATAGGAGATAGAGGTTCTTCTAATATTGACCCTCCTTTTACAGAGAAAACGCTGTTACACGAGATTGTTCACGCAGCTACAGTAAGATTTATACCCCCTGAACTTTCTTCTATTAGAGGCGACTTAAAAGGCAAAGCCTACATGGACAAGCTGGATTCGTATCTTAATGATTTCTATAATTACGATCCTGTTGTTAGAAATTTAATAAGAACTTATAAGACAGCTCTAGAAAATATCCCAGAAGAATATAAAGGACTCGTAAACCAACTCAACGATCCCAATGGATTTATGATGAGGGAGGGAGCCGATGGCACTCTTTACCGTAAAAACATCAGAGAATGGTATGGGTTTACTAACCTCGATGAATTCTTGGCAGAGTCTTTAACAAACAGTTCATTCCAAAATTTCTTGCGTAGTGTTAAATCAGGCAAGAGAACTCTATGGGATTCAATCATGGAAATATTCCGTGATTTGTTTAAGGCAGATAAGGATACACTGCTAGGTGATGTTATTTATGACTTTACAAGACTAGTTGACGATCCGAAGAACAAATTCAAATATCATCCTAACGAGTATTTGAGTTCTCCTTACTCTGGTCTTTCTACTCGTTCTAGAGGCTCTCGAAGAAATGAAGTAAGATTCTTTCAGAAGTCAGGACAAGGCAGACCAGAAATCACTGTAGAGAGCAGAGGCGGTAAGATTGCTGTTGAAGGAACAGTCAGAGCAATCGGTGAAGTTGAGACGGCATACGACCTTGGTGAAGTATTAGCTAAGGCAGAGACGCAAGTCTTAGAAGAAATGGAAAAGACTGGAAGCATTGGCTTCTATGAAGACGGTACACTACAAGGTTCTGATGGACTTAAAGGTGGCGGTATCGTTCAGGCAGTTGAGCAAGCAAGACGTAGTGCTGAAATGTCTGGTCAAAAGATTGACATAATTGAGTCTGAAGTAAGAGCAGCAGGTAAAGACGCTGCTGCACTACGCAGAATTGCAGCTCGTATGTACACGGTAGAATCTATCGCTGTACAGCAAGGGGCTGACATCGTAGAGAAAGCTAAGAAGATTGCAGCACAAAGTGCTGAAGCTACTGATGCAGACCGAGCAGAACTAATGGGAGACATCCAGAAGATGTTGAACCTAGTTGCTGCTGGCTCCAACCTACGTCGAGGATTTGGTCAAGGTCTACAGTCAACACAGTTTGCTAGAACTAAACTAAGTCTATCAGCAGCAGAGAGACGTTCTCAGGAGATTGTTAACCAATACATGGCTAGCAACAAAGGAGAGAAGAAAAACTTTGATGCTCTAATCAACAGAATTATTCTTGCAGGTGGCGATCCAAGGAACACTACAGCAAAGGATATGATCGACCAAATGCTTGGCGTAGTCAAAGCAGGACGCGCTGCCGAAGGTGGCAAGTTCATGGAGATGGCACAGAACTGGTTTATCAACTCTCTACTGTCTGGTCCAAGGACTATGATGAAGAATGGTATCGGTAATATGGTTGCTCAAACTCTTCTACAAACAGAACTAGCAATCGGTGGAATTACTGTTGACCCAGCAATCACTCGTATAGTGTTAAAAGAAATGGCAACGCTAGAATCATTCCGCGAGTCTATGAAGTATTTCTTCGATGTATACGCGATGAAAGATCAGCTGTTGGACATAGGACGTAACCCGCTTGAAAACACAGCTAAAACTGGTATTCCAAAATACTTTGATAACGCGGCTCCTGAAGAGACAATAAAGAACTCCATGAACTGGTTTAGCGAGAATGTTGTTAACATTCCTGCCAAGATGCTTATGTCGATGGACGAAGTCTTCAAACAATCCTTGTTCCGTCAGAACGCAAAGATCGAATGGACACTGAAAGGTATGAAGTTAGGAATCAAAGACCCTGACGCACTTACTGAGTATGTTATGAGAGGCATGGACGCTGTCCTTGTAGATGGTGAACGTGCGTTCTCTGATGCTGGTGTTATGAAATTTGCGCAAGCAACCGTCAAGAAAATGGATGAACAACTTATGGCATCGGGTAAGAAGCCAATGACTCCTCAGAAGAGAGGTGCCGAAGTAAATCGTATCATTGGCGAAGAGACTAACAAACGAGCAGCCATGTTGAAGTCATACGAAGAAGGCGGTCTTGGAATAGAGAACATCTCTGACATTGACAACATAGCAGCTCGCTCACTAGAGCAAGCACGTTACGGAACATTTACAAACGATGCGGGTGCGTTTGCAGACTTGGCACAAGCCATGACACAACGGATACCACCACTACGTCTGATCTTCCCATTCATTCGTACTCCAGTAAACATTCTTAAGTTCTCCTTTGACCGCGCTTCAGGTGGCGTAATGGATGCAGGACGCAGCACGCTTGCTATGTTACCTGACATGCCAATGCTGAAACGAACTCAAGATGAGTTGCGTATGAAGCTAGAGTCTCGTAACCCTATCGAGGTTGCGCGAACAAGAGGTAAGATTGCTACATCCGTTATGATTAATAGCACGTTGTTGTATATGATTATGTCCAACCGTGACTTCATCACAGGTGGTGGTCCGAAAGATATTGCGCAACGTAAGACTCTTGAAGCTACTGGATGGCAAAAGTATTCATTTAAGTTTGGCAACACATATGCTAGCTTTGCTGGTCTTGACCCTCTTGGCACACACTTCGGTGTTCTTGTAGATATTGTTGAGCAGCTAGATGATCATGCAAGTGTTAACACAACAAAAGCTGAGCAACTGTTTGCAGCAGCTTCTATCTCTCTATCACGTAACGTAACTGAAAAGTCTTATCTTGCAGGTCTTAAATTCCTGACTGATGCTATCTCAGAGCCTGACCGTAAGATGGAACGAGCAATCCGAAACATTGCTGGTGGCTTTGTTCCCAACGTTCTATACCAAGGTCAGTCTGCTATAGGTGATACAACTCCTAGAGAAGTACGTAGCCTCAGTGACGCATTTATGAAGAAGTTGCCAATGGGCAACGACAACCTAGACCCTAAACGTAACATACTAGGTGAGCCTTTGATCATGGAACAAATTCCATTTGTTGGTCCGTTCAATCCTTCAGCCCTCTCGACAAGAGATGGCGACATAGTGTTTGAAGAGCTAGCAGCACTTGAGCATGGATTTACGCAAACAAGTACAATGCTTGACCGCAGTATAGACATGACTGAGTTTGTTAATGATAAAGGACAGACCGCCTATGACAGACGCTTAGAACTTTTGAGTGAAACAAAAATTAGAAACAAAACTCTCCGACAAGAGCTTGAGAAGTTAATTAGTAGCAGACGTTACCAACGACTATCTCCACTCAGTGACGGAGGTCTTAAGAGTCCTAGAGTACAACTTATCAACAAAGTCCTGAGCAAGTATCGTTCACGCTCTCTAAGTTTGATGATGGAAGAGTTTCCAGAAATCGAAAGAGAATACAAACGTATGCGCTCTATTAACCAAAAAGCACGAAGAGGTGCTTCAACCGAAACATTACAAGCATTACTAGACGCGTAATATCATGAACAACGATAGCCACATAACACCCGCTGTAGCCATCATAGGATTACTAGGGTCAATAACTCTAGAAGGCATAAACACGTTTGTTGCAATTATATTAGGACTTGTTTCACTTGCTTATGTCAGCGTTAAACTATGGAAGGAGATTAAGAATGGCAAAAAATAAAGAACTACTAGATGAGCTGATGGCTCTAACAATCGAAGAACTACTGACCGTCATCAAGTCTGGAGAAGCTAGTCCAGCAATCCTGAATGTAGCTAGGCAGCTGCTCAAAGACAATCAAGTCACTGCCTCAGTCAAGGAAGACAACTCCATGCAGAACTTAGTAGAGGTGTTGCCGTTCCGAGAAAATGATGAGCCTATTGCAGCCACAAATACCTAACGAACTCAAAGACTTTAGAAACTTTCTGTATTTTATTTGGCACTCGCTAGAACAGATCAAGCGTGACCCAACTGACATACAATACGATATAGCTGACTTCATGCAGCATGGTCCAAAGAGGGCTGTGGTGCAAGGCTTTCGAGGAGTAGGCAAGTCTTGGATTTGTTCTGCGTTCGTAGTACACCAACTGTTCCTAGACCCAGCCAAAAACATTCTTGTTGTTTCTGCATCGAAGACACGTTCCGATGACTTCTCTACGTTTACCCTGAGACTGATTCATGACATCCCTCTTCTGAGTTTCTTGAAGCCTACTGCTGACCAAAGATTCTCTAAGGTATCGTTTGACGTTGGACCAGCAGGAGCCTCTCACGCGCCCAGTGTGAAAAGTTTGGGCATAACTTCCCAGCTGACTGGCTCTCGTGCTGACATCATCATTGCCGATGACGTTGAGGTAGCTAACAACTCTGCCACACAGCAGATGAGAGACAAGCTATCGGAACAGATCAAAGAGTTCGATGCCATAATTAAGCCACATGAGGAGGCACGTATTATCGTGCTAGGCACACCACAGTGTGAGGACAGCCTCTACACAAAGCTCCAAGAAAGAGGGTTTACAACTAAGATATGGTCTGCTGAAAAGGTAGAACCAAAGAAGGCGATGAACACCTATGGGGACACTCTGTCTACCTTGTGTATAGATGAAGATACCCAAGGCGATTCTGCCGAACCTACGCGTTTTACAAATTTTGATTTGCAGGAGCGAAAGATTTCTTACGGATCGGCTGGTTATGCAATGCAGTTCATGCTCAACCCCAACCTTGCTGATGTTGACCGTTATCCTCTTAAACTTGGCAACTTGGTTGTGCAGGACATTGACCAAGATGTTGCGCCAGAGAAGATAGTATGGGCGCAGACCCCTGAGCTAGAATGGGACAGGCTGCCCAATGTAGGACTCAGAGGGGACAGGTTCTACAGACCTATGAAGATTCTAGGTGACATGATACCTTACACTGGTTCTGTCATGTCCATCGACCCATCTGGTAGGGGCAAAGATGAGACTGGTTACTCTGTAGTAAAGATGTGCAATGGCACCCTGTATGTTCCAGAAGCTGGTGGACTCAGAGGCGGTTACGAAGAACCTACCCTGCTAGAACTAGTCCGTATCGCTAAAAGGAACAAGGTGAACGCTGTTATCACTGAAAGTAACTTTGGTGATGGTATGTTCAACCAACTTATAACGCCCATATTTAGCCGAGAATACCCTGTCACTCTAGAAGAGGTACGACACCATCAACAGAAGGAGAAACGGATCATAGACACCCTTGAGCCGCTTCTAGCAGCCCACAGGCTCGTGATAGCACCCTCTGTTATCGAGAACGACTACAAGACAGCACAGGGCTATCCACCAGAACAACAGCTCAGGTACATGATGATGTACCAATTAACTAGACTGACCCGTCTTAGAGGAGCCTTGAGGAACGACGATAGGCTAGATGCCCTCAGTATAGCCTGTAACTACTGGGTAGAACAGATGGCTCAGGATGCAGACATGAAGATAAAAGAACGAAGGGAAGACCTAGCTAGTAAAGAACTAGATAAATTCATGGATACCTACTATAAGAGAACAAAAAGACCACAGTCCTCGTGGATATAATATATATAATATATAAGGTCTAATTCTGACCTGTAAAAGAGAGGGCTTCTTCTCTAGTGCTAGCACCATCTCGTATCTGATATACTATAATTATATTAACCACTTAAACCCTGTCAATGCCTTATGTCAGATACTCCTTTAGAAAAGATTCAAGCCATTGCAGGAGAACACTTTAATAATTATTTTATTGTAGTAGTCCACCCACAAATGGAGATGGAATACGTCTATGATAACGTCTATGCTGCTAGAGGATTGCTAGAAATGACCAGAGAAGTCATGGCAAGCACGTCTTTTGAGACAGATGATGATGACGATATTGACTGGGACAGCGCATGGAGTGACGAAGTAGACGATGAAGATAACGAATTTTAACTTGTATATTGTCTCTTAATCATACATTACTGTTCTTGCATAACTTCAACGTATGTGTGTGTTGTTATATGTGTGGGGGAGTCATTGCTATAACGGTGGTGACTCCCTTTTTGTTTTTGTTGAAAATTTCTGAGAGGGTTTATATACGTGTTGTTGACCGCTAACCCCCCAAGCTACTCCTTGGAGTAGACTTTGTCCCAACTTTGGTCACAAAACAACACTAAAGTGTTGATTATCAGCAGACAGCAACGGATTATAAATCCGATTAGTGCCGATCAGCCTACCAAATACGCAAGGAAGACGTGTTTGGATGGCACCTCGACGGCTTTCGGATCGGATCGCCACACTCATCTGTTCTTAAACAGATGTTTTTTGTTTTATTCGCGCGGGAAAGTTCCTGCGCATAATGCTTGCGACTTGGCAGGAATAAAATGGATGCCGTTTCCACATTTAATCCCGCGTTACTGAGTGCATAATGCGCACGGTAATCGCCTTCAAATGGAGCTGTTGACAGCCATGGTAGGCTTTAGGAGTCGAACAAATCGGCAACAGCCAATCACGGCACATCACAACACAATAACCACATCAACCAACACACACAGTTATGAAAATCAAATCCAACATCACCGACAAAACTCGCTACAGCTACGCTGGACAATGGTCTGACTTCGAGAAATACTCTACCGTAGGTTGGGACATCAATGGCGATCCTTACGGCTTGGCAAAGCTGTTCGAGAACACGCAATTAAACACTCACGTTCTTCGCCTACTAGTCGACAGTTGGGACAAGCTAGCCAAGGACATCAAGGAAGTTTACTTCCTTCGCAGTAAAAAGTCAGCCAGAAGAATGCGCCTTGCAATATCCGCGTTCTTCGTCGATCACGATGGCAACACTTTCGTTCTCACTAATGCACAATAATCACACCAAGCAATCACACACAATTATGAAAACCCTCGATTCAAAACTCATTAAGAAAGTCTTCGATCACCTTAACATGAACTTCGAGGAAGTTTATGTAGACAAAGATTCCAAAGGAAGATGGGTAGAATTTTACCTAAAACGAACTGGCATAGAACAGTTCCATGACATGCTGACAGTCTACTTAGACTGCGACGACGACCTCACTGTAAGTGCTGACTGTTGGAATCAAGCAAACGATCGACTTTTAGAAAAGTCAGCTAATTTCTGGATCAGCACAGTATCACAATAATCACACTAACCAATCACACACAATTATGAAGAAAATCAACGAAAACTTAGATTTAGCTATAGCTACTTTCGTCTGTGTCGGACTGTCCATTTTTAGCATTTGCTACGGTCTACACAGAATGGGAATCCTCTTCGCACAATAATCACACAATCCAATCACATACAATTATGGCACCTACCGAAAGAAAATCAGCTTGGGCTTCAATGCCCTCACCAAAACCAGAATGGGAAACATTCAAAAGAATGTTACCTGCCTGTAATAACAACCCAGAGGTTGTTCAAGCTAGATGGCTTAAAAGCCGTAGCCGATGGCAACACCTAAAAGTCACTCCTTCCGCACAATAATCACACTAACCAATCACACACAATTATGGAAACTTATCAAATCTCACCGTTCAAAGTCCTACGTTCTAACGCAGGGTACTACATAGGTAGAACCTACTTCGATGTCGAGTTGGAGGCTGACCTACCTTGGTCTCGCGACTCTTATGGGTATTATGCAACGAAAGAGGAGGCTACCAAGGCTCTCCAATGGTGGAAGGAAAATGACGATCCTTCCGCCTAGTACACGCAGATCAATCTTTGACAAAGTAAGGTGGCAACTCTGCCAAAAATTCAACAGCCTAGCTTCGGCATAACACAGGAAGCAACACATATTATGCAAGACACAACAACCAACAAACTCGGTGGCACTTACGTAGTAACTTCAGCATTCGGATGGTGCCAAGATCGCAATCCCTTTAGGGCTTTCATGCGACTCGCAGAGCGATCCTACGTCACAGGTAGCTTTCCTAAAGCTAAGGACAGAAAGTCTGACGGCAGTCTCGTAGAGGTTGCTGACACTGCTATCATGGTCTATTACGTAGAAAATGACGCATCGTTTAACCACATGAATTTTTACAGACCAGTCGATGAGAACGACAATCCTGTAGGGATTCTTATCTATGGCGGTGACAACAACATCGATATGATTAACTCCCTAGAGTTAAACATGGACAAACTCAAATCGCTTCGAGGTGACTAGGGCGAAACAGTCGTAAGACTGTCTGTTGGTAACCTTCCAACACTGACGAGCCTGTCAGATAATCACACAATGCAACACACAATTATGGAAAAACCAAAGCAATACGTTATCGGTAAATATATCGATGATATATCACTCAACGGCTTAGAGTATCTTTTAGATAAAGATGGCAACGAGATGGTCTTCGACTCTTACGATGACTGTTTAACTTTCGTTAAAGTTTACATTACCAAGGATCAGCCAGAAGACTACGTCTTTGACGTTGCTGACACCTGCCTTGAACTTACACAATAACCACGCAATCCAACACACACAGTTATGAAACCAAACAAACACAGAGGCATCGACAAGTCTAAACCTGTAAAGGTTTATTGGAACCTTCACCGCAACTGCTATTCCGTTCAGCAGAACGGTCTGGTAGTTGGTCATACTGACCACATTGAGCTTCGTGATGTTACCTTCAAGGTAAACGAAGCAGGTCGGCAAAGAGTTCTAAAAGAACGCAGGAAAAACGTACATGCTTTTGTCGTGGGTTACCTCGACGATTGGGATGCTGATCGATTCTGGGATGTAAAGATTGTTTACAATCCTTACAAGCATGATTCTTTTCGTCTTTGGACTGACGAAAGAACGACTGTAAAGTCGTCTGAAGCAGTGGCTTTGAGGACGGTTGACGGTAAGAGTAGAATACTCTCAGAGCGTGCGATTGGAACGCACGGTGTGTCATACCTCGCGTAGCTCATCAAAGACAAAAGTAAAGTAGCGACTCTCGCTGAAAACTCAACACACACAATTATGGCTACAATAAAACAGCTCGAAGCTACCGTAGGTAGTTTATCGGCACCATCCAAGATGCCTTGTCATGGTTTTAGCATACCTGCTAAAGCTTGTAATGTCGGAGCAAAGCTCCGTAAATCTGACAAGTCAACTTGTTCCAGTTGTTATGCCCTAAAGGGCAGATACGTTTTTCCTAACGTTCAAGATGCCTTGCAAGCTCGCTTAGACAAGCTCAACTCTACGGACTATTCCAATTGGGTAGAGTCCATGACGGAACTCATTTCTCGTAAAGAGAAGTCTGGCTACTTCAGATGGCACGACTCTGGTGACTTACAGTCACTCAATCATCTTATGGCTATCGTAGATGTTGCTAAGAATCTGCCTCACATCAAATTCTGGCTACCTACTAGAGAGTATAAGACTGTAAAGTCTTACGTTGACCAGTATGGTGACTTTCCTAGCAACCTCACGGTCAGGCTTTCAGCCTACTTCAAATACTCTGCACCGCCCACACAAACCGCAGACAACCTTGACTCAGTTTGTAGCACGGTGGGCTTCGATGCTTCTCAGCATATCTGTCCTAGCAGTAAGCAGGGTAACAGCTGTCAAGATTGCAGAGCTTGTTGGGATCGTACGATTCCAAACGTAGACTATCCTTTACATTAATAATCACACAATCCAATACGCACAATTATGAAGATACGATTCGAGATAGAAGAAACATGTGGCAGACCTCGCTATACTTACACCCAAGGTGTAATGTACGATAACGCTGGCTATCGCTTAACGCATTATCCATACGACAGTAACACGCTAGGTGGCTTGGCGTGTCTTACTGGTAACGACATCAGCTATGAATACTATCATGGCAAACCCGTTAAGGAATACATAACTTTATCTGCAAAGCAGGTAAGAGGGCTAGCATATCTTGGTCTCAATCCTTACTACGTAAAAGACAGCGGTAAGGTAGATGCAGAGATTTGTTACATACAATAATCACACCAACCAATACACACCATTATGAAAATGCGAACAACCATATCACTCCGTAGACGAGAGGTCTATGGCAACGAACTACACTACGTAGTAGACAAGGATCAAGCTCTAGCTCTACGAGAGCTAACGGGACAGAAGACACTGACCCAACAAAACATCTCAGCCTTAAAAAGGCTAGGTTTCACAATTACGTATACGTATTAGTCTGCGTAGCCCATCAAAGACAAAAGTAAAGTGGCAACAGTTGCCGTTTCATTCAATTCAACACACATCAATACACATATATTATGCAAGAAAAGCTACTCAAACTCGTCGGTTCTTTCATCTCATCAGTCATCGAGGGTATCACCCAAGAGGTCACTGAGCGTATCGATACAATCGACAACGAAAGCGTTCGTGAGATCGCTACAGACATCGTCGTAGACTACGACTACAGCGACATAGTAACTGACCATGCAACAGATGTCGTAGATAACTACGACTTCAGCTCCATCGTCGAGGACGGCATAGGTGACTATGATTTCAGCGACATAATCGGTGAGAATGTTGAGGGCATCCTACAAACTACCGACTTCTCTACTTACGTAGAGTCTGCCTTAGATGACTACGACTTTGATTACAAAGTAAAGTGTGCCTTAGAGGAACTCGATGTCAGTGCCGACTGCGATTCCTTCGACTCACGTCTCAAGGCGTTAGAAGAGCGTCAAGTCAAGATAATGGATGCCCTAATTACCATAGGTAAATCAGTCAATTCTGTAACCAATCATGATTAACATACAAACCAGTAAATACCCGTTCAACGAAGGTGATGAATACTACACATTCGGTAAGGATGGCGAGCCTGTCCTCAGCGTCTGGGATGACGAGAGCAAGGCTATCCATGATGCTGACCCAGTGCAGACGTATTACTTTGTATTTGGTCAAGCATTGTGGAAAAAGAAACTGCGGTTTTTTCGTCCCGCTTGTCCAGAAGATAACCAATATGCCTACTCAATGCTATAGCATTATGCTCAATCAAATCCTATCCACATGCAAGCAACTCAATCGCTTGCTCAAAACCAAAGACCCATACCATGCCGATCTCGTAGAGACTCTACTCAACAAGATCGACAAGGCTATCCCATCCGACAGCCCCAAGGGGCTTGACAAGGATGTTATTATTAAAGCTCTCAAGGACGATGCAGACAGCTAGTCCATCTCAAAACACACATAATCCTACTACATATGAAGCAAGACACATACATCGTAAACACTCAGCGTAACAACTGGTCTAACGCATTCACTGATTCCATCAACTCTGTTGAGGACATCGGTCTTAACTGGGACGTTCGCAAGACTCCCATGGTAGCTCTGCTAGAGGGCAAGTACCCTCTACCTATCGATACCCATGTCAGCGTCAATCGCTCAGACACTAACAAATCCATAGGAGTTGTTGGTTCTGGCTACGAGCCAATCCAGAACACTCGTATCTGGGATGCTATGCATCGGTCGCTTGAAGGCACCAATCACGAGATTGTGGGCGGTGGCTACACTCATGACGGTGGTCGTGTATTCATCCAGACTGAGGTCAAGGACGCTGACTTTACAGTCAACGGTGACAAGTTCGATAACTACGTTACGTTCTACAGCTCACACGATGGCAGTTCTGCCTTCGAGATGTTCGATACTAGTATCCGTATGATCTGCCAGAATACATTCCGTTTAGCTAAACAGAAGGGTGGCAAAGCTTTCAAGCTTAAGGTTCGTCACACAAGGAATGCAGACATACGTTTCGAGAACGTCATGCAAAACCTTGAGGACATGTTCCACAACCGCAAGGTTGCTTACGAGAAACTCAACCAGATTGCTGAGATTCCTATGAGCTACGACCGCATGATTGCTTGGGCTACCTCGTTCTTCAACAAGACTAACAAGCTGTCTACTGTAAGTAGCAACAAGGCTCACGAGGCTCGTCGCCTTGCCATCAGTGGCACAGGTAACAATGGTCAGACAGCCTACGACTTGTTTAACGGAGTTACTGAGCTACTCACTCACGGTGATCGTAACACCTCCAAGGATCGCTCCGCAATCTGGCGTTCGTCAGAGCTAGGAGCAGGTGCCATACAAAAGGCAGATGCCTTGGATCACCTGTCCACAAAGAACGCTCGACTAGACCACGTCAACAGAGGTTACGACCTCATTAACAATGGCGAGACTTTGTTGTCTGCATAACTGAAACCAAACGTCCTGAGCATGACACTAAAAGGCTCACCTTTTATTATGGAAACAATCAAACGTAAAGTTAACAAACCCAATACCACACACATGGAAGACACAGTATTCGCACTCAAGCAAACAATCGCCAAGCTACGTCACGAATCACACGCTAAGGATGGCGTGATTACGTGTCTCAAGCAGGACATCGTAGACCTACAGGACAGGCTAAAAGAAACCGAGAAGTGGGTCTGCGGATGGAGTCCAGAGGACGTGTTACACAAGGCTGACGAGATGTCTGTCTCGATAACCGAACGCGAAGCAGAAGAAATACTTGGTTCTATAGAACACAACTTCGATGCAAACGTAGGTGTATTCTGGGACACAATAGAGTGGGAGATCGAAGATCACGTCAAACGGAGAGAGCGAAATGAAGTACGCAATTAAGCTGCCTAAAGGTAAGGGCTACCTCTGCTACGCAGGGACTAACCGCGTAGTGATCTACGATCAGCCTACTGGGTTTCCCATCGGCATGGACATTGCCTCGTGCAAGGGCGAGCGCGTAGCTTTAGAAGAGGATGCGTTTAGGGATGTCTATGTATCTGGGTGGTATGACAATAACATCGAAGAGATTGAATGCCCCATCAAATCGCTAGCTGAGTTCCAAGGCTTCAGCATCGAGCGCGAGGAGCAGGAGGTATACCTACACTAAGCGCGTCTACCCGCAAACCATGAAGATAAGGAAAAGAGGCAACAGTTGGCAAGCTGACGCGCGTGTAGGCGGTAAGCGAGTCCGCAAACTATTCAGAAGTCTGGCAGATGCCGAAGACTTTTTGCACAACTTAGAGCATCGCTCAAAGCTAGGGCTGAAAGTCACCCACATACTCAACACCAAGAGTGCGATCCTAACCCTGAAACGTTTAACTGATACTGTTTACGAAGCAGTCTGGAAGGACACAGCTAACGGCATTAATGCACTACGTAATGTAGAACTGATTCAAAAGATTGTTGGCAGCAACATCAGGGTGGAAGAAATCAACACGACAGTGATTGATAAAATCATTCAGACCTTGAAGAGCCAAGGCAACAGCAATGGCACCATTAACAACAAGATGTCAGCTCTAATGGTATGCCTGAAGTATGCACACGATAGAGACTGGATACAGAACCTGCCTAAGTTCAAGCGATACAAAGTATCCGAAGGTCGGCTGCGTTACTTTTCACTTGAAGAGGAAGAGATGATTATCTCTACCCACAAGAGACTAGGTCAGCATGACTTCGCTGGATTTGTAAAGATTCTCATAGATACAGGTCTGCGTACGGGCGAGCTATGCCGTGTGCGATACAAGGATGTCGTGAAGGAGTCAGGTAGATGGAAAATGTATGTCTGGGCAAGGGGTCACGATTACAGAACCAAGAACGGTGAGATGCGTATTGTGCCTCTGTCTGACGAGGTCGTAGAAATTATCACCGATAGGTGGGACGGTCTTGACACAAACTCTAGCCATCCTAAAATAGATAATAATATCACTTCTATTACATACCGTAATAGTAAGGTATTTGACTACACAAAATCTAACATACGCACACAATGGAACAACGTTCGTGACATACTAGGCTACATGAAGGACGAGGAGTTTGTTCCTCACCTGTGTAGACACACCTGCGCTACCCGCTTAGTGCAAGCAGGAGTCCCATTACTCGCAGTCAAAGACTGGATGGGACACAAGTCTATACAAGTCACCATGCGATACGCCAAGCTAGCTCCTAACGCTGTCTTCGACGCTCTTGATACACTAACCAAAAAACGAAAAACTAATGCCTAACAAAAACAACACGCTGTTCCGTCCTGATACTGAGAATATATTAGTCAGGGGACTAGACGCAATGACTAAAGCCTGTGATGCTTTGTCTACTCAAAATGACCTGCTCAACAAAGACATTGAGAAACTCAAAAATAAAGTAGCAAGGCTACAGGAGAGAGTTCTAATCAATCAGGATGACAAGGAATAATACTTAATAATATGCAGTCCATACGCGAGACGTTCCCATCCCAAAATCGTCCTATTGAGAACGACATGCTTGAAGGTGGTGTAAACCGCTTTCGATCTAAGATTGATTCTAGTAGACGAAGGGAAAGCGAATGCGAAACACCGTATGGTCAACGTTTATTGAAGGCAGCCCTTCCTCCTTTGGTCGATGGTCTAGAACAATGGAAGAAGCAACAACAGAAAGCACCTATATCAGGAAATGCTTATTATAAGCTACAAGAGATTCCGACTAAGATTGCTGCCTTCATAGGTCTCAAATCTATACTAGATTCTATTACGCAGAAGCGCACACTAGCATCCGCAGCTGTGCGTGTAGGCGCGTTGATCGAAGATGAGATAAGGTTTGCTCACTTCAGTAGTCACCCACAATGGCAAGGTATACTGCAAGGAGCCAAACGCAGAGAAAGCTACCGCAAGAAACGTTACTACCTGATTAAGTCTGAGAAGGGCGAAGCTGCAAAGGGCGAGACTGATGAGTGGGAGCGTTGGGGAACACGCATCAAGCTACACGTAGGAACCGTATTGATTGATACGATCAGGGCTACTACAGGTCTGATTGATTATGTCATGATACAGACAGGCAAGCGCGGTCCTGCCAGATTTGTCACAGCAGCGGACAAGACAACGGAATGGATTGAAGACATGATGAAGGACAACGAATTGTTGTGTCCTTTCTGGATGCCTTTGTTAGATTTTCCAAAGCAATGGACAGACAAGTGGTCAGGTGGATACGAGATCGAAACTGGTCTACCGCCCTTACCGTTCATTAAGACACGCGACAAAGCGTTCTTGCGCGAAAACACAGAGAAGATGACTGACGTTATGAACGCAGTAAATCTTTTACAGAATACACCTTGGCATATTAACACACGAGTTCTCAATGTATTACATGATACTTGGGAACAGGGCATAGATGTAGATGGGATTCCTAGACGGGAAGACGAAGAGCTACCGCCCTACCCGCCAGATGATTGCGATCCAATTGAGAAGAAGATGTGGAAGCGTAGGGCAGCAGCAGTCTACGATCACAATGCAGCTACAAAAAGTAGACGACTTCTTATACTCAATACCCAGTGGCTAGCGAATAAGTATGTAGATAAAATGTTCTACCTTCCACACCAGACAGACTTCAGGGGCAGGTGCTATGCTGTTCCTGCGTATGTCAATCATATGGGAGCTGACTTTCAAAAAAGCCTACTAACTTTTGCAAGAGGTGAAAAAATTAAAGATGACAATGATGTTGAGTGGTTAGCTATACATGGTGCCAACTGCTACGGTATAAAAGGAACATTCACACAACGCATGGATTGGGTAGAAGAGAACCGACACAACATATGCAAGATAGCTAAAGACCCAATGGCTACTGTTGACTTGTGGCGAGAGTGTGATGAACCATTTCAGTTCCTTGCATTTTGTTTTGAGTGGGCTGACTACATGGCTACAGGTGTTGGGTTCATGACGCACTTACCTTGTGGTATGGATGCGAGTAACAACGGGCTACAGTTGTTGGGTGTTCTTACACGGGATGAACCTTCTTGCATAGCGACGAACGTTGCACCGAGTAACTACCCACAAGACATCTATGGTATTGTAGCTAGCAAAACTATTGAGTTTCTAAAACAGGATGGAGACTCTGACTATGCTGATAAGTGGTTAGCTTTCGGAGTAGACAGGTCAGCTTGTAAGAGACCCACCATGACTCAAAGTTATGGCTCTACTTTATACTCATGCAGACAATACATCAGTGATTGGTATGATGAGGCATCACGTAAGAAAGATCAGTTACCGTTTGATGAGACAGATAAGTTTCAAGCTACCTCATATTTAGCTAGTAAAGTATGGCAAGGCATCAATGATGTTGTTGGCAAACCAAGGGAAGCTATGGCTTGGTTACAATCTACAGCTCGCATTCTTGCAGATGCAGGTAAACCTTTTTACTGGGTATCACCTAGTGGGTTCCCTTGTCATCAGTCTTACATGAAGTGGGAGACAAAATCTATAAAAACTA